ATCTACTGTTAAATTATCCACAAAACTAGCAAGACCAGACTCTATTAAAGTCATGTCTGATGACAAATGCTTTGGCACTCTTAGGGCGACCTCTGCATTTGGAAAGCGCGTGTTATAGCTGTATCTTTCATCAAGCAACTTTACAGCTTGCTCTACAAATGAAGTAAAATCTTCTGGGGCAGAGATATCCTGCTCTCCTATAAACTTGCCAGATTTTTGCGCTAGAAAGTAACTTAAATCAACCATCATATTTAAATACTCTTGTCGAGCAGAGCCATATCCAGAAGTGTCAGATGGAGAGCCATTTATGTTGTCATTTTCAAAGTCGGTGTAAGTGCCTCCAAACATAGACTTCATTTGATTAGCAAATGTTTCATTGCCCAAAATCGCTGCACGCAACTTAGCATCTGATGTTGGCGTTCTGTTTATAGTGAGTGCGCCTGGGCGGCTTGATAAAAACAGAAGTTGAGAGAGGGGACTTCCTGGCCTATTTGCCACATAATTATCAGCTAAACTAATACCACTAGCTCTTAACTGACGCATGATTAAAGGCGTGTGCTTTTGCACCTCTGCATCTTGCAAAAATGAAAAAACATTCGCTACATCTTGTGTTGTTTCTGCGTTATTTAAACTGCTAGCAATGTTTTCGATTGCCTCTCCAGACAAGGCTTTAATACTAAATTCATCAAGGCCCATAACTCTTTGTTGTTCAATGTTTTGAGAAAGAGTTGGCTGAACACCAAATACATCTTGATAGTTTGTCTGGACATACGCTGCTGGATCTTGTTCAAAATCTTTTCGGCGAATATCAGCTTCTTTACTTAGCTTGGTATAAACTCTAAAATTTATAATTCTATCTTGCTCAGGGCCAGTTTGGGCTAACTTAAGTTGCTCGTTTAATCCATCTTGCACATCTTGAAAACTAGAAAGCCTAAAATCTTTGGAGAGGTTATACGACTTGAGACCAACCACAACATCTTCTTCAAACTGATCTTTTAAGTCAGGGCGATTAAGTTGCTCAAATAAATTTGAGATTTCTACTGCGTTACTTGAGTCTCCGTTCAAAGCTATGCCTAAGATAACAGCTTCTGCTTTATCTTCTGCATCAACAAGTGCGCCGGTCTGTAAGTAGTTAATTCTTTGCTGTACGCCAGTTGCTAAAGCGCCACGTTGGTTAGCATCAAATTTTTCAAACTCGTCAACACCATTTAATATGTCAGCCTTTTTGTTTTCATGGTAAGTAAGGTCAAAATCGTTGTTTGTGCTTTCAACTTGGATGTCTCTTTTGGCAATCTCAAACATCAGATCAGTTTCGTTTACACCAATATTAAGGTTCATTTGCTCTGATGCCGATAATAGCTCTTGTATGTCTGCCATGATTGAAGGGCGCATACGAGGATTTGAAACAGCATCGTTTACAAGGTTCTCTAATCCACCCTGCATGGCAACTTTTCTATCCTCTTGGTATCTATCAAAAACACGCCCTCTACCAACGCTTATTTTACGCTCAAAATCTTTTTGCAACTTTGTTTTTACATTGAGTTTTTGCGAACTTGTAAGGTCTTGTCTAAGGTCAAGTTGACCAAATGCGTCTTTCAAAAACGCGCCAGACTCAATGTTAAAACCATCCACTGTTTTGCTTTTAGGTGAGGTAATTAGATTATCAATCTGTGGCGCATATTCTGTAGATAACTCGTTGTATGCTCTTAGAGTTTCGGCCTCTTTTTCAGCTTTGCCGAACTCTACAGCGATCTTTCTAGCTGTATCAGATATGCGTGCCAATGCTTGCCCAGGAGCCTCAAATGCACCTGATGCAGCCCTTGGTCCTAAAGATGAAGCAGGGCTTTCTAAACCTGGACCTAAGCCTTGATTATATAATGGTATCTTTGGCATCTAGCTATCCTAACAACGTGGCTGCATCACTGCCACCACCTAACAAAGATTGATAAGCAGCGATACGATTTGAATAAGCTCTTGCATTCCCTGTTGCTCTTGAAAGATCAGCCTCTGATGTTTTTGCAAGAGCCTCTATGTCTGCTGCGTATCTAATATTTAGAGCGTCCATTTCAGTGTTAAAATATGTGTCTGCAAGTGCCAGCATGGGGCTTCCAGATATTTCAACTCCAGATTTTGCAGTAAGAACTCTTTGAGAAGAAGCTAAGCGATCTGACTGCCTCCTAAGCGCAGACTCTTCTGCTGCCTTGCGTTGCAAAAGCAACTCACGTTCATTCTCTGCTAAAACCGCATTGTATTCACCAACTTGTCTTGCAGCCCTTGCGGCTTGCATATTCCCCTTGAAACCAAGTATCGCACTACCCACTGCGGCTCCTGCTGCCACCTGACTCATTACATCACCCTCGCGTAACGGTAATAATCTGTGCCATCTGGCCCATACTTCTTCATTACACCCTCATTTTGAAAGCCAAGCCACTCAGCAAAACGCTTTGCAGTTTTATCAGTTACAGCGATACTTGCCTGTATTCTTTTGTAATCAAACTCTTCTTGCAAATAATCAAACATATACGCGGTATGCCTTGCCACAGATGTGGGCTTTGTTACGGCATCTTTGCCCAACAGCAGCCATGCCTCACCCACATGATCCCATATATTGTGTATGCCACCTATACCTATTACTTCATCTTGATCGAATAGTGAATATCCGTTCATATCTTTGTGTTCTACCAATGCCTTTCTGCCAGCATCTGAAAACTCAAACATCAGTTTCAGATGATCTATATGCTCTCTTGAAAACTTGCATACTCTAAGCATCAAAAGTGTTTGACCTCCGCATGATTGCAAGGATTGTCATAGGCAATGGCTGGTTCTGGCGCACGACCACATGCGCGTCATTGTCGTATCCAGAGGGAAAAGATATTTCTTTATCCCCAGTAAACATAGGCACAGCCTCGTCCATTGCCATACTGCTATCTCTAAATGGTATTCTATCTAGGCTGGTAAGACTTGGCCCAATCTCTGCACCTACACTGTTTAAGAAACGCGCTGTAACACCATGTATTCTTTTGATCTTGCCCTGCGATATGCCATCCTCTGCGCCAGCTTCCATGCGCAAAGTCTCAACAAACGACTGATAGCCATACCCAATCTGAGCCTTCGTTGTGCTTACATCCAGCGTTATACTGCCGCCAGACACCTGCTTTACAGCGTGCGCTGCGCCATCTGCTAGTATAGATACAACCTCTCCCTCTAGGTGATTTAGACCTGATATGGTTGTTGTAGCTGATCCGCTGTATGTGAGGCCGTTGTCCACATAGAAGGCATCACTTACCGCTGTGCCAAAGTCAACTGACTTGAGATATACAATGTGGCGCACAGTGCTGGTATTGATGATACGCTTGACAGACAGATACACCTGATCTTCTGCACCGCTTGGTATTGCTGTTATACTTTCTACTATCGGTGCTGCCTCGTTGGTTGTTGCAAGGCGTGTAGTGTCAGAGCTTACACATGACAACAAACCGCCAGCCGTGGGGTTGCTTTCCTGCACAGTAACAACTGCTGCACTTGGGTTTGCTACTACAAAGTCATCATGCGCATTGATGGCGGTAAAGATATTGTCTGCTGTTACGTTATTTGATGTGTTAGGACGAAAGCCTGTTGATGATGCTGGGTCTGAGCTACCAGCAGCCTCTGATGTAAATGTAACCGTTGTGCCGTCGCTCTTGGTAAATGTAAGTGTTGTGCCAACAGCTATGTTTGCGTAATCGCTTACAGTTATTGTGCAGTTTGCACTTACACCGCCCAAGACATGCTGATGCCAGCCCACTGCGCCGTTTGCCCTGTCGTATGTAAGACCAACAAGCGTGCCATCGGTATGCACAAACCACAGGATAAGTTCCGGCTCTTGCTGCCAAACCATATCTGTAAGACCGCCACGCGCTACATGATCTGCTAAAACAGTCAGATCAATCCCCAACAAACCGTCCGTATCAAGATCAAAGGTTATCTCTTTGACTTTTTCAGAACCCTTTTGCACAAGGATGGTGCTGTTTCCTGCACGCAATGGACGCACATCAGAGCTGCCAAAGGTTGTCTCTCTTAGCACGTTGACGTTGGTAGGCGTCACAGGCTCACTGCCAGCACCGCCAGACAAGGTAAACTCAGAGCTTGTAGTCAATATTTGCAAGAAACGTGCAGGCAACAAATGCTTGATGACATTCACCTGATCTGACACAATCGTTACATTGATAGCTGCGTCATCTGTGGTGCCAGGAGTATGGTTCTCAAAATCCGCGCTTACAGAGCCAAAGACGCTCTGTGGCTGGGCTGTAGTGCCAGCGTAGTACAAACGCTGCTCATAGAACGCTACAGCGCGAGGAAAGCCGTTTCTGATACTAAACGCACCCCTTGACCATTTGGTTGTGCCATCTGTTGCGTTTTTGGGCAGCACAAGGTTGTCTATAACACTGTTTGTGCCACTGTTCTGTACCACTGCCGTTGCTGTTGTTGCGTTAGTCACAGCAGTAATTTTCACAAAGCCAGTGCCATTGTGCTGAAACTGCCACGTGTGATTACCGTAAACTTCTGAACCTGACAGATGTACAGGAGCCTGTGCGCCAGTTGACTCATTTGTGCCGGCGTCTGTCTTTTTGTAAACATTACCATTATGATGCACGATGTCATTCTGTGAGTATGAATCCCCAGTTGCCCACGCTGGGTGAGACACTTCGATGACATCACGGAACCGAAATATAGAACCAACATCCTTTGATGCGTCAAACAAGTCGGCAGATGCGGTGAGGGTTACTGTGCCAGTGTTTGCATCTGATGTTATGGTTGTCGTCGTAGAGTTTTCATCCTCATACGGGCCATCAATGAAATCAATGTCAGATAACGTAAAGCTGGTTGCCGTAGTTCTGGTTAGCTTTGCTGGCTCATGGTCCTTGTGTGCGAGAAACAAAACGTCAGCAGACTGCACATGGTTCAATTCAAATACCTGCGCCTCTGTGTAAGTTGTTGTAACTTCTACTATTTTTCCAACTGTGCCAGCAGAACTGTAAGCTGTAAACGCACTGCTGTTGATGCCAGAAAGCTCAAAGGTATTTGTTGTTGCACCAGCTACCGTAAACTCTGTGTTGTTAATGTCTGTCATTCCAACAACACCAGTGATAAACACCTTGTCACCGTTGGAAAAGCCGTGAGAGCTTGACGTTACAACCGCTGGGTTTGCTTGCGTAATAGCTGTGATGTTTTTAACAGTCTCAGTAAGTATGCCCTCGTCTTTAAAAAAGCGTATGTAGTTTTCACCAAACTCAAGAACATATGCTTGCTCGTCACTGAACTCAAAGTTAACAAGGCGCACCTTGCCGCCTGACTTTGATGCGCCAGCAAAATAAGAACCCGGACGGCGTGTGATGCCACCCTGTGGAAAACTTATCATGTTGGTAAGTTCTTTTGCGGCCTCGTTGTACTTTTGAAGATCAATACGCCCTTCAAGCCTTGGCGAGAACTCTCCAGCGCGAAAGTTCGTTATAATCGTTGATACACGCGCCATACTAGAACCTTATATTTATAAACTCATCTGCCCGTATTTGGTCTGGGAATCCTTCCATAGCATCCATGCTACGCGCTTCTTTCAGTCGTGCGTCATACAGCGCAACCATACCTTGTGCCACGCTGTTACTGCCTGTGATTGCATAGGCTGTCTCAGAGGCCAGACGATGCGCTATCGTAGATGAAAGCAGACTGTCAAACTGTTCTGGATCAGTAACCCTAGATATATAGATAATCTTGCATGTGCTTTCGTTGCTTAGAACTCTGCGCCCCTCAACCTTGAACATAATGTTGCTATCATACGCAGATAGCTCGTTGTCTACGTTTGTGTTCCAAAACGACAACACGCGCAGACAAAATGGATCTGCTGGTAAATTATACTGAAAGTTGAAGCCAAAAGCTGGCGTGTCACTGTTCTGTGCAAGCGTTGCTCTTGTGATTGCGCAGTTCCAAGGATGCGCACGCAGAACGGAATCTCTTACAGTTTCAAACCTGCGGTTACACAATCTTGCTTCTTTAGAGTTTTCTGTGAGGGCAGATATAGTGGCGGCACCCAACAAATCCATTGCCTCGTTACAAATGTCCACAACCGATGGCATGTCACCCTCCAGAGAAGAAGGGGCGTTGCCGCCCCCTCTGTTGTTTAGTTGACAACGTACTCAATCACGAATGAAAGATCACCTGCCGTATCACCTGCTGCATCAAACAAAAGGCCGATGAAAAGGTAGCCACCTGGATCGGATGACTGCCCTGCATCTTCCCATACTCGTTGACCAAGCAGGTTGATGTTACGCGCTTCAAACGTGACATCAGTACCAACACCACCCACAGCACCGCGTAGGTCAGTGATTGCAGATGCGTAGGCATCATCGTCAAGCGCGGTAAATGTACCGTCACTCTCAGAGTAAACGCCAACATCACAAGTGTTGGTTGTGCCAGAGTCGAGATCATCATTGAAAAGTTTGATGCTCACGATTCCTGCGTTTGAAGGAATAGGTGCAAGCATCACTGTGTCTGTTGCTGAAAGATCTCCAGCAGCCAGTGCGATTGTACCCATTGCAACTCGTTTAGAGCCATGCAGAGTCCTAGATGATGATGCCACCTGGGGCAGTGCTAGCAAGTTGGATACGAGAGTCGTATTTACATTAGCCATTTTCTACTCCTCTCTTAGTCTGGGGTTTCATCACAGAAGATTTGAACAACCTTTGACTCTTCCATGCGCACCGCTCCGATGCTCATGCAATAGTAAACTTGGGTTGCATATCCCTTGTCAGCACGCTCATCAATGCGTGCAGCGATGTCTTTACCAACACCAAGGGTCAAACCATCTTCAGCCCATGCGAAGCATGTTCTGATGTCGTTGCTATCTACAGAAAGCCTGTTTGTCATAATAAAGCGGAAGCCCATAAAGGTATCCACATCACCCTGAACCAGAGCTTTAACTGTGTTGAAATCCGAAGATGTAACCTGTGTGGTTCCAAGCAAATCTTCAATCTGCTTTGGCCCTACAGCGATATACCTTGGGATTGATGGGTCAACATCATTGAGGTCCATCTTACGCTTTGCTTCTGTGAGCTTGGCGATAGTCAGGCCATCGTTTGATGAGGATGAGCCAACAGAGTTTGCTGTTGCATCCAGTGTTGCACTGCCAGATCCAGTCTCACCAGTAGAGGCTGTGCCTGTAGCAGCAGTGATAACCACATCGTCCATTGCACGACCCATAGCAGCGGCTGCTGCTTGTGCGTAAGATGATGTTGGATCAATAAGCATACGCACTTTGTCCTGATCGTCGATCAGATCTGCATACTCATAATCCGCTAGGGAAAGACGACGCCTCGCATGAGGTGTGTCCATTTGTGGTGTATCGGCGTGACGGCTGCTACGCAAGGCAGCAGTTGCAACTCCAATTTGGTCTATGAAGGCATTTTTACCAACAACATTCTCAATTCGCACCGCATCACGCAAACGGGAACCCATCTGCTGTGATAGCATCTGCACGTTAGCAGAATACTGTTGCACAAATGCCGTAGTTACTTGAGTAGACATTAGCCTACCTCCTGTTCTACGTTGACATTTACACTAATCGCGGCGTGCTACCCTTTCGGACACTCCTAGCTTTTTTGCCAGCATCGGGCTTTCGTCTTTCCGAATTGTCAACAGGACGAAGTTCATCGCTGCCCTGTACGACCCACTTGTAATACTTTTCTGCAAGTTGATCGGGTTCCATCATATCACGTTGCGTGCCAAACTCAATGGCAATCCGCAAACACTCTAAACGAAGGTCAATCTTCTCTTCATCAGTCATGTATCATACCCATTAATTCTGCGACACGATCTATTGCACGTTGACGCGCAACAACATTCTTTCTGTCTGTGTACTCAGGTGAACGCATGATAGAGTCAACTTCTGTTTGCGCTTGCTGGCGCGTCATTACACTTGCAGTAGCTGGCTCACTAATTGAGTCCTCGCTTGTTACTGTCTTTCTAAAATCTGCAATGGCTGAGAATACTTTAACAAATGCTGGGTGATTGCCAACTTTTGTGCCATCTGCCAGATCCATACCAAGTATTTCATCGCCCTCAAACTTTTCAATAGCAGACTGCGCATCCTTTAGCTTCGTGTCGTATGCAGCGCCCCACTCTTGGCGCAATGCAGCCTCCGTTTGCTTTGCTTGCTCTTGTGCCGCTAGCTGCATACCTTCAGCAGAGTTTGATGCTTCTGATAGGTAATAGTTTAGAATCCCCGTTGCCTGATCTGGTGTAAAACGCAGAGCGTGTGCAATCTCTTTAAACCTTGTAGTGGCATCCTCTGTAAGAACATTACCGTCTGCCTGTATGCCGTACTCCTCTGGGGTTTCTGGTCTACCCAAACGAGAATAGATATTATCCAAGTCCTCATCTGTTGGGTTTGCTGGTAATGGCAATTTGTCTGTACCAATCAGTCTTTGCGCGTTTACATACGAGCGTGCAAGGTTTGACACATCTTTGATTGGCGATAGGCTTGGGTGATCCCTCAATTCTTCTGGAACCAAACTCAAGAAGTCGTTACCAGACCCGCCTTGCGCTACCTCTGCTGGTGTTTCCAGCGCAGTAACATCAGGTTGGGCTACCTGTTCAGCTACTTGTTCTGACATTTATTCCTCTTTCATCATGTTGTGAATGTGAAGGCAAACAGTACGTTTCCCCTCTTCATATGAAGTGGCGTTAGTATCTCCAGCCACAAAGCTTGAGACATTGTAGTTACAACGCTTCTCAAGATCCTTTAAAACCTTCTTGCCAGCTTCTGTGCTAAATGTATCTAGGTACATCTGACGCAGCTTGCTCATCTCTTCATTCATTTGCTAACCATCCGCACAGCTTGTGCAGCTTGCCCTACGTTGGATATGTCCTCAGATTCTTGTTGGCGTTGCATCTGTTCTGCTTCCATAGCCGCACGCTGCTGTCTTGTTTGCTCAACCTGCGATTGTGGGAATAGAACTTCTTTTGGCACGCCCAATGTATCAACAATGTGATTGACCAATCCATCTGGGTTGAGGTGATCGCCAACAGGCAGACTTTGTGACAATGGCAACAATATCTCTAGTGCTTTCATTGTGCTGTTGAGGCTGCTTGATTTTTGTGCGCGTGCTAGAGGTGATACATACTCAATATCAATATCCTTGCCCTGCAAAGACTCTGGCGGTACTGCAAGCATTTCTTCACGCAACATCAAAGCAAATGTTCTGTCAATCAAAGGACGTAGCATTTCATTCATCAGCCTGCCAAGCACAGGACCGATTACTCTCATACGCTCCTCTTGCCTTTGCACAACCTCTGTAGCTGTCATGTTTGGTGTTGCACCAGATAGTATTTGGTCAACATAAAAGGCAGATCGTATTGCACCGCGCCGTTGCTCTTCCATAGACAGACCAATAGGAATGTTTGCGCCTGTGTTTAGCGGCGTAATGGTATCCCTTGTGCCACTCCTAAAGAAATTCAAACCACCAGGTTGTGTGCGTACAGGCAATAAAAACCCATCATCTGGTACTAGCAGCGGTGGATCAATCATCTTTTGTGCCGCTTGGATGATTGTCTTTGACATAAGATTTATCATCTTTACATCAGGCAAGGCTACCATTGCAGGTGATCTGCCCATGACCTCACCAGTTGCTTTCAAGAAGCGTGGCACGATATATGGAAACTCTTCAAAGCCACTAATGCGTACTGGCATCTTTGTCTGCATACAGATGTAAACAGAGGCAAAGGGCATGTTTGTATTGTCTACCTTTTGTGGATCTCTGTCTGTGCGTGGCAGTACCGCATGAAGCATAGTTACCTCTTCATCTGGGTTCTTCTCAAACCTTTTTGCAATAAACTCGCCAACATTCTCTAAGCCAAACCTTTGCACAGCTTGTCTTGCGGGTATCTTGTATTTACGGAATACAGTATCAACTAAACCAAACTGGTTCTCGGCAACGTAAAACTCTGATATATGGCGCGTGCTGAAGCGTAGCTCACTACCATCCATCTCGACAAACATACAGCCTGTGCCAAACACAACTAAGTCAACGTATAACTCATGCACCTCAGTCTCAAAGTTTGACTGATTAAAGGCGCGTATCATGCGCTTGCTGCTATCCTCTAGCCATCTCTGCACATCATCATTGCGTCCGATGTCTGGGTCTTTCATGGATAGGTGGAACCAAGGCGTTGCACCGCTTGTGAGCATGCCATGCAGTGATGCAGACAAAAGGTCTACAGCTTGCAGCGCAGTGCCATCAAAGATAAGCTCCATGCGCTTTTCGCCCCTGCTGCGCTTTCGCACAATGTCTGCCTTTCTTGGCAGCATGTAATCAGCAAGTTCTTGGTAATGGGTATCCCAGTTACCTCTGCGCGTTTCCATATAGTCAAAGCGTGAGACTATCTCTTTGATGGCATCCATAGCATTATCCTAACAAGGTTGGTGTTTGGCCTGTGGCTGTGTCACCAAGTGCGCCAGCAACAATAGTTGAACCCCTGCCCTTACGTCTACGCACTTTTGCGCCCATTCCCTCTTCTGCCCTTGCAGCGGCCCTGGCTTGATCTGTTTGATCTGGCATGGCTGGCGGTTCTGGTGGCGGCGGTACGGGTATTCTTGGTGTTAAAAATGACATATCTATCCTCCGTATGTATTTTTTGCGCTGCTCAATAAAATGCCAGACCCCTCTTCAACAAACCCAGCCCCACCAGCCCTAGAGCTTTTGGTTCTTCGTCTGCCTCGCTCTCCACGACCAAGAACAGGATTTGTAATTATTGGCTCGTCATCTCGCTCTGGTGTTACTTCTGGAGTTATCTCTGGAGAAACATCATCCCTTCCTTGAGGCTGCCCCGACAGCAATGTTTGATTTGGTGCTGTATCACTTCTGCCAAAGTAAGAACCATCTTGACTTGTAACACCTTGAATGAATCCATCTTTGGTAACTGGTGTGCCACCTGCAATTAAACGATCAAGAATCCCTGTTGCCCTTTGCCTTCCAAAAACATTTAACACATTAGTGCTCACGTTTGGCACAACAACACCACCAACACGCATTTCTGGTAACTGTCCAATGTTGGCTCTTGAGGCAAGGTTGCCAAGTTGCTGAACACTTATATCAGTGCGACCGGCCAACTTTGCTGAAGCCACTTGCCCATATCCACTTGATCCAACAGTTGCCAAAACATCTCCTGGGGAAAGACCACGTTCAGGCGCACGCCGCATACTTCTTTCTTCAGCAGTAAGGTTCATTCCCCCAACTGGATTTCTGCCACGTTGCTGCTGTTGTCTTACCATTGCCTGTGCGGCATCATCTCGAAAGCGTTGCTCTTGTGTGCGCCTTGGTGCGCCAGTTGCCGTAATAGGTTTTGTGCCACCTATATTAGTGCCACCACCGCTTGTGCCTGATCCTCCGCTACCCATCATGGCTCTCCTTTAATTTATACCAGCCTATCTTGCCTGTCTCAGTGCGTAGCCAGATAGCTCTGTCATGCCCTAAGTCAATAAATATTTCACGCAGTCGCCTAAAAACTTTGGTAATGCTACTCTTTCCGTCCAAACAAATAAAGTCTACAATCCAAATGGCCTGACCGCCGCCATTAAACCCACCCACAGGAAACTTATTTTCCAGCAGGTAATCTTGCACCTGCCACTCGTTTGGAAAGGCCCACGTTGCAAAGCCTTCATCCATAAGCACATACTGATTTAGGCGCATGGGTTGCTCTACGAAGCTCTCAAACTCTTCCTGCCCCCACCATTTGTGGTACTCGCTGCCCTCCACTAACTCAACTATACGTTTTCTTTCGTTAATCATAACATAAATGGATTGTACTCGTTCATCGCCATCTTCTGCGGAGGACGAACAACAGCTTGTCTATTCTCCAGCCCAACAGCCAGATACCTAAACGCATCCGCAGAGTGGCTTGTGAAATCATGCCTTGGATGATCGCGGAAAACCTTCCTTCTCTCATCCCATTCTTGTCTGTACTGCCG